CCTTGCCCAACGCCGCCATCTTCTCCAGGTCAAGAGGCGGCCCCTCGTCCCCGAACACCGCCTCGACGACGTCGATCGATTGCACCTCCTCGACCCTTGCTTTGAACGCGGCCTCGAAGTCGAAGTCGTCATCATCATCACAATCTTCAAATTGATCCCAGTAGTCCTCTCCATACTCATCATACACTGTTGAGTACTCTTCGTCATCAACATAAGAATCTGCCTCAAATTCAGCCTTATAAAGAGGCTTAGGCAATTCGCCTTGATAAAGACCGACTACTTCATATTTGCAAGTGCGAAGTTTTTCGCAGTCACAATCGCTAGGAACACTGACAACATCTTGGGGATTGATTTTAACAATCACAATATTGTCACCAGCATCTACGCTACCGTAATTAGCTACATAGTTTAATGCTCCAGCATGAAGCCCTTGTGAGCATCCAACCTTACGGTTGTCATCTACCTTTGCTCTACGCATCTCGCAGACCTGACCAACACTGTTGTCAAACGTACCTCTCCACTTATCCTTGAAGTCGCTACGGACTGCTTTATATGCAAGGAAGCATCCATCTTCAGTGACAGGTAGGTTCTCATGCTCCAAGAAATCATAGAGTTCTTGTTGACTCTGCATACTTGGATTTTCCATAAGATTTTCCAAGAACTTTACAAGAGGCTCGAAAGGCAAACCCTTGCTCATAAATTCTAGGATACGCTTACTGATGCTGCCGTGAACTTCTTCACCTTCAAACATCACTTTGCCATTTACGATTGATACTTGTCCTTGGCTAAAAGTAGCAACCGCCTTTTCAATGTCTACCAATTCTAGCAACTCATCTTCTGTTGCTGTCGGTAGTGCTTCCAGAATCACCTTGTAATTAGTATGATCTGGAATTACTTGGTGAGCCTTGTTTTTTAAGATCACCGTTAAGTTACCATCAACCCACATAAAAGGAACACTCATTATTAATCTCCTGTGAAATAAAACCTAAACCAAACTTCCTACCGCTTCTCTCAGTTCGCTGAGTTCAACAGCATCAAACCATTTATCTCGACCATAGTAACCATTGTTATGAATATCTGTAGGAGCATCAGTCTTGATCTTCTCAATATCCAACTCATCGTTACTACTAACAATATACTTTAGTATCGGTGACTTGTCAATAGCACCTTTAAGAATTTTTCTAAGACCATCCATTTTAGGCAGGGTCTTGATGATCGCCTGACTATGTGATTTCTTACCAGATGGTAATTCTTCGTAACCATACAGTTTCTTAAATTCAAAAAGCATATTGTTTAATTTAAGAATCTTTACATGAATATCTTTAGCACTATCTGTAATATTATATTCAGTTGCTATGTGATCGACATGCTGTTCAAGTCTTGGTCTACTAAATACTCTAAGATTAAAGTATTCGCTATTTGCAACCTGAGCAAAGTAGTAGATAAGTAGCCACTGATCCATAGCCTGAGTGACTGCCTCATCTTTAATATAATTCCTGTAGTCAAGACCATAGATATTTAAAAGATTAGCCATTAGAACTCTATCTGAACGCTCCGGTTGACTACTCCAACTTCTTGTCTTCTTAAAGTCTGTAGTAGAATACTCTTTGTCACAGTGATTGATGACTGCATCATACTTACCTACTTCCTCTCTTAATTTCTTAGACATTTTTGCAGCCTTGCTCTTAAACCATTTGTTAAAGCAAACTAGATTAATGCCTTGCTTTTGTAGTTTAGATACTGAACCTTGCTTGATAGCGTAGATATTATATCTCTTGAATAGCAAACCACCCAAGACGTTATCTTTACCTGCTAGACTATAAATCTTACTCAAAGCAGGATAAGGACTAACAGAAGCATATCTAGTAATAGGAACATAGATGACTTGTTTAGCATCTTCTAGTCCTTCAACCAGACTATCACTTAGTTCACAAAGATGAGTAGAATCATTCAGATTGTTACCACTGAGATTAGAACACTCATCAGGTTGATAATCTTTAGAACTTTTTAGTAGAAAGATTTCGTCCTTACTAATCATACCAGCACCAGTACCAGTTCTTCCCTTGGTGCTAGATTGTAGCAGACTACGGTACTCAGAGATATTCTTGATGTTCTCTTCGCCACCAACATCTTTGATAAGTTTAGCGAAACCCTCACCAGAATCTTCTGCTGGATTTTGAGTGTCTATCATAAGATATGCCATACAATCATTCTGATTACAATATCTAATCGCAATCTTCTTGGCAGTCTCAGGACTTCTAGTGTCGCAGACAAAGAAGGCTAGAGGATTACTCTTACGAGTTTTATCCCAATAGTTTGACGATCTACCTTGCAGAGTCTCATGGTGGATGTGATCTGTAAGATATAACATCCTCTTAGAACGATGACTAGCAGTACGATAATTAATAACATACAGCTGCTTATGTTTACCTAGTTTATAATCTAGGTCTTTACCAGCAGACAGATCATGCTTCTTACCTTCTGGGTCAACCCATTCTGCACCAGCAGTATATCCACCAGCAATATCAGCCAGCTTATAATATGTCTGATAAGCATCTACAAGATTAGTACACTCTTCAACCTTAGTTGACATATTGCTCTTGAGTTGCAGATAAATATCTTGAGTCTTTTCTCTAAGAGTCTTAATAACAGACTTGGTATACTGTAGACCTTCTCTACTAACATCCATCTCTAGTTCACCAATATCACAGGTAATTTCAAGATACATGCCAGAGTTTAAAATTTCTTTGACTAAATTAGTCCAGTTATCTACGTCCGCTTTCTTAAATGCTCTGTTCCACCTCTGGATAGCATCACTCTTTTGCTCTTGTTCTTCTTTACCGATAATTTTATCAGAATCTACTGGGTACGCAATATTACCCATGATAGCCACAATACCAGCACCGGGACTGTTATATGTGCTAGGATACTTGTCGTCATTGTCAGAGATTCTACCAACACGCCAGTTCTTCCCTTCTATAATAGTATTAGTATGAGAATATGCGTGATTCTCAAGAAGTACACAAGTGCCACCTTCTACGATTGGCCTAGTCTTAAAGTAATGGAATATTCTCTTAGACTTATTAGTAAACTCTTGGAAGTCATGCTGTTTTACTGCAAAACTAATTTCAAGACCATTAGGCTCATCAGTATCAGTGACTCCGAACAGACTTAGACTAGGTACGCCATTCTCATCCATAGCCGCTATGTAATTGTACGCTTGACCATTATAATAAGAAGTGGTAGAAAAACTCTTAGTATAAGCGAAAGGACTCTTAGAACCAAGTCCAAGACACCCAGTAAAATCATTACTATCATTCTTGTTACTAGCACCGTAAGTTGTATACAGTTCTTCCATATCTTCTTGAGATAATCCAGTACCATAATCTCTTACCGTAAAGTTAGGGTTAGCTTGTGTAGGAAGAGTAACCTTGAAAGGGTTCTTATTGCCTGCTGCAACATGGGCATCATTTGCATTTGTGGATAGTTCACGAATAACTGCCATGACCTTATCGGAATACAGTGAATCCGACAAAATCTTAAACATCTTACTGGTTTGTGCAATACTAAACTGATTGCTAGTGTCAACACCGTTTGAGTGAATCTCAACTGTACGATCTGCAAGTTTCATCTATTTAGTCTCCAAAAAAGTTTCCTGTCCTGTGATAGCCTAAGTATACCATCGACCAATCTGCTTGTCAAGCATTAATTTTTATTTTAGTAACCACTCACAACATCGTCGTCATCGTCGTCGTAGTCATTATATTCTTCTACAAAATCTTCATCATCGTAAGGAGTCCATTCTGTATTGTATTTATTTTCTTCGTCTTCTCTGTGTTCTTCAATAATATCAGCAGCATCAAATATAATTTCAAATTCTTGAATTTTAGACTCTATAGAATCAATCTTAGATTGAATTACAGATAGTATTTTTTTATATTCTTTATTTTCTTTATGTAATTTAAGTAATTCTTTTTTATTTTCTTGTAAAAGTTTAATTACTCTTAGCATATCTGTAGACATAAAATACCTTTAAATATAGGGTACTATTTTATACACCATTTTTAGGCTGTTACAGGTACAGAACAATAGCATTGGTATTTATTACAATATGGGCATTTTGGCCCCGGTTCTTCATAACCCCAAGCATTACAATAGGGTGAAAAACTTTCTTGCCCAGTATCTATACATACTAACAACTTTTTACGACCCCTTTTAATATATCCTATATTAGTCCAATGACAATCCCAAAACTTGAATTTAGTCTTATATCTTATATTTTCTACTAATTTTTGCAATTTGCTATATGGGGTATCGTCTTCATCAAGCAGCGTAGCACGTTCTGTGATATACCCCCAAGAGGTCACAGTTTCTTCTGGATTCCAATATTTTAAAAGTTGTGGGTCATAAGAGTATGGAATTTTACAAACGTCAGATATTACGCTAGGGGCTAAATCATATTCAGCTAATTTTGATTGTAGTACAATAGCCTCATCAGCCCTGCTTTTTAATTTAAAACTTTTAAACCCCAATTCTTGATGCGATCTAATGGGTAAAAAATCACAATACCCACCAGAATCGCACCAACTCATATCTATCAAATAATCGTTATTAATCAATGCTTCCTACTTCTCTGCCATTACGAGTAATTGCACCAGCAAAAACTCTTAAATCCACGTTATCATTAATAGTCCTAGTTGATCCATCTGCATATACGCAGTTCATAACACCGGGATGAAAACTAAATGCTTCACCATCATTAATAACATTAAAAGGAACATTACCGGGACAATTTTTACATTTATCACCGTTACTATCTACTCCATGTAGTTTAAATGGCCCCAATGAATCTGCCCAACCAAGACACTGGTTAGTATCTCCTGTTGGAGTTCTGCCGCCATTAATATTAGCTTTGTAAGTATCAGGTCTACTTCCACATTCTACAATCATAAGTGTGTTAGAAAAACCATCAATAATTTCTTGTTCTTTAGTTACCTTATCTTTTATCAAGCAACCATCATCACCAGTTTTATTAGCGTAAGGATCGCTACCAGCAGGAAAGATTTTATCTTTTACGCCAGTAAATACCTCATAGTCTGTATAACCAAGAACATTTGGGTCTAAACTTGGTGCAGCACTGTCACTGTCCCTACTAGGCCCATCAATACTAGCATAACCACCAGTAGCAGGTTGTGCAGATGGACATTTGAATACAGCGGCTTCTGTAGCAATCGCGGCGGTATTCTCCCACCAATTTTTATTGAAGTCGTAAAGGTCTGCCACATTACCCTGTTCTAAATTAGCCAGAACAAATGCTCTCCAGCTATGCTCTGTTCGTGAAGGATTGCCGAGAGAACTAGGAGTTTCAGATAAATCTTTAGCTTCAATAGTCCATGCAGC